AGGGTAACAACTGATGGTGGCACTCTTGATGGTACTTGCTTAACAACTTTATTAACTGAATTAAACGATATATCATGAGTTTACTAGATGACGTAAAAATATTAACAACTCCTAATGCTTCAAAGGCTGGAACTCTTTATAGTATTAAGCCCGATACTGGTTTAGCAGATTTAGATATTACAAGAGCAACAACTGCTACTAGAGTTAATTCTTCAGGAATAATTGAAACAGTTGCGGCAAATGTACCTCAACTAGATTATACTGACGCAACTTGTCCTAGTTTTATGGTAGAACCTCAAAGAACAAATGTTTATATTTACAGTAACGATTACACTACTAATCAAACTGGTACTAATGTAGTAGTTACAGCAAACGCTGCAACTTCTCCTGATGGCACAAATAATGCAACAAAATTTGAAGTATCTTCAGGAGGTTACAGATTAACTTGGGGTACTTTTTTTACTGTTTCAGCAGGAGAATATACTTGCTCTTTTTATGCTAAAAATATAAATGCTACCGAGATGAAAGTTGGAATTGTAAATGGCAATACTTTTGGTAATATCGTAACTCCTTTTTCTTATATTTCACAAGTAAACACAACATCTTGGACTAGAGTTTCTTTTAACTTTACAGTTCCTTCAGGTACAACTTTATTAGGAGTTGAGTTAATTGGTACAGGGTCTTTAGGAGATTTTTTATTTTTTGGTCATCAGGTAGAAAAAAGTGCGTCTAACTTACCTAGAGAGACTTCTTATATACCAACAACGAGTGCTTCAGTTACAAGAAATCTAACAACATTTACAAAGGCTGGATTGTCTAGTTTAATGGGATCATCTGAGGGAGTTTTATTTTTAGAAATAAGTGCTGATAATGTTGCTGCTGATAGTGTTATTTCAATCGGAGATACCAGCACAAATTGGGTAGCAATAGGATCGGCAAGTGATGGATTGTCTTTATGGTTAAGTATAATGATTGGAGGGTCTTGGCTAATAATATCTTCTTATTGGAGTAATCCTCAAACAAAGCCAGCAGGTTTTTTTAAAATAGCGGCTAAATATAAAAGTGGAGATTCTGCTATTTGGATAAATGGTACGGAAGCGATAACATCTACAACTACTGCAACACCAACTGGTACTTTTAGTAATATTTGGGGGTATTATGCTGCAAGTCCTACAAGTTGGAATTTTAATGGTAAAATACGACAACTACAAGTTTATGATACAATATTAACTGATGATCAATTATTAGCATTAACTACATAATAATATAATATGAATATATACAAATTAAATTACGATAATAATGCAGATGCTAATGCAGACTTTTTAGATAAAGGTGTAACTCAGGAAGTAGAATTTGATGGGGTTAAAAGTGAAGTTTATGCTAATGGCACTCAATCTTTAGTAGATGTTGGCAAATTAGTTGAAACTGCTGGTACTTATGATCCTGATGGTCATGTAATAACTCCTCCTGTATATTATGATGGCATTTTTTATGACTTAATGACTACTGATGTTATAGACTTTGGAACGCATACTTTGTTTCCTACTAATTGTGTTCACGCCTTTGCAGGTTATAATGCAGATGCTAATGGAGAAAATGTAGAACCTGAATAAAAAAATATGAAAGATTCGATAATATCTGTAAATTTAGAAACATCAACTGCACCTATCGTACAAGAAGTAAGAGGTAGAGATTATATAGAATACGGTGCTGAAGACTGGAAGAACCTTTATCCTCAGTTTCTTATAGACTTATACTACAACTCGTCTACTCATGCAGCTATAATAAACGGAACTGCTGAGATGATTGCAGGAGAAGATATTATCTGTACTGATGAGGACGAGTATAATTTAGAGTCTTTTGTGAAGCTTAAAAAGTTTTTAAAACACGCAAACAGTAAAGAATCTTTACATCAAGTAATAAAAAAAGTTGCATTTGACTTTAAGCTACAAGGGGCTTATGCTTTGCACGTTATTTGGAATAGAGAGAAAACAGAAATAGCTGAGGTCTATCACGTGCCAGTTGAAAGAGTAAGGGCTGGAAGACCTAACGAATTAGGACAAGTTGATACATATTTCATTAGTGCTGATTGGTCAAATACAAGAACTCATAAACCTTATCCAGTAGCGGCTTTTAATGTAAATGATAGAACAGCAGCTAGCCAGTTGCTTTATACTGGTGCTTACAGTCCTAATATGGACATCTACCACACCCCTGATTACCTAGCTGCTTGTAACTGGGCTTTAGTCGATCAGCGAGTAGCAGAGTTCCATCTCAACAATATAGAGAACGGCTTTAGTGGGTCGTACTTTATCTCCTTTGCGAATGGGGTACCAACAGCAGAAGAAAGAAATCAAATAGAAAGAAGTTTAGCTGATAAATTTACTGGTGCAAAAAACTCAGGAAAGTTTATATTGACTTTTTCAGATGATAAAACGAGAACTCCTGAAATAACTCCAATAAGCGTTTCTGATGCTGACAAGCAGTATCTTGCGCTGCAAGAACTCTTAGTGCAAAACATCCTCACAGGCCATAGGGTTACTTCTAAGACACTTATGGGCATTGATAGTACAAATGGCTTCAGCTCTAATACGGACGAGCTTATAAACGCTGCAAATTTCTATCAAAATACAGTAATTCGCCCATTCCAAATTAACATCTTAGACACTTTACAGACTATATTTTCAGTAAACAATATGGATCTTGAAGTTGAGTTTGTACAGTTAAAGCCTATAACAGTACAATTTGATTCTGCAACTATAAGAGAAGTTATGACGCAAGATGAAATTAGAGAAGACATAGGATTAGAACCACTTGAAGAAGATGAAGAAGTTGTAAGAGATGAATTTAGTAAAGTTGGAATGATAGATGGAAAGCCAGTATTTAGTACAATAGAAGAAGCAGAAGCTCATGCTAAGACTTTAGGGTGTGAGGGCTACCATACGCACGAATACGAGGGGAAAACGTCTTACATGGCTTGTAAAGGGCATACAGAAGCAACTGAGCTTTCTAAGTTTATAGAAGAATTTGGAGAAGATATACCTGAAGAATGGGAACTTGTAGAGGAAGAAGTGGTAGATGGAGAGCATCAAGATTTTAATTTTGAAACTGAGCTTAATAATATAGCTAATGAAAAACTAGAATTAGCATCAACTGGAACTGCAAGACCTAATGCTAGAAGTAGTCAAGATGGAACTAATAAATCTGATAATGAATTTTATAAAGTAAGATATGTTTATACTAAAGATAATTTTTTAAGTCAAAAAGGAAGTACAAGAGATTTTTGCAAACTTATGGAATCGGCTAAAAAGGTTTACAGAAAAGAAGATATTATACAAATGGAAAGTAAGGCGGTTAATGCTGGTTGGGGACCGAGAGGTGCAGCTACTTATAGTATTTGGCTTTACAAAGGTGGCGGCAATTGTCATCATTTTTGGTTAAGACAGATTTACAAAACATCATTAAGAGGAGCTAAAAGCAATATTAAACCAAGTGAAGCTATATCATATACTAAGGCTTTATCAGAGGGTTTTACGGCTGAGAAAAATGACAACTTAGTAGCAAGACCACCAAAGAGAATGAAAAATAACGGATTTTTAGAACCTAGATAATTATGGCATACGTATTATTTATATCAGAACAGAAACTTAAAGACTCTACGGCAATCAATTTATCAGTGGACGTCGATATTTTACTTCCATTTGTAAGAGAAGCACAAAAACTGTATGTAGAAACAGCTTTAGGAACTGATCTAACAGATAAATTAAAAACATTAATAACAGCTGGAACTATTGGACAGCCAGCAAATGCAGCTTATAAGACTTTAGTAGATGAATATATTGGAGATATGCTTCCAGGATATAGTCTTTACCACGCTATCCCTTATCTAAGGCACAAAGTAGAAAATGGCAATATTTATAATAAGACTTCTGAAACTGGTACTGCCTTATCAACTGAAGAAAGTCAAGCATTTAGGGAGGAGGTTTTAAATACTGCTTCTTATTACAGAGAAAGACTAATTGACTACATAAGAAATAATACAGCAAGCTTTCCTGAATATTCCACTAATACAGGTGCTGACGTAAACCCATCAATAGAAAACTATTACTCTAATATGAATCTTGAAAAACGACCGCAAGGAACTAAATTAACTTTAAGAAATTTTTTAAACGCTTCTGATTAATGAAGAAACACTACAAACCAAAAAAAATAAACGTAACCAAGCTAAAGTCTTACTTGGATAATAAGCCTAAAATAAAAAAAGATGACACATCTAAAAGATACAATACAAGTAGGGCTAGCTAACGGCTCAGCTATTGGCTTTACTTTAGCAAGTGCAAATGAATTTCTCAGCTTTGCTGCTTTAGTGCTTTCAATAGCTTTTACTATATATAAATTTTTTAAATTTGAAGATAATAAATAAATGGCTCGTAAAGCTATTTCAAGCTCTTTTAAGAGCATTAAACGCAAGCGAAAGGGTACACACTCAAAAAACGCTTCAAGAGGTCAAAATGCCTACACTAAAAAATACAGAGGTCAAGGGCGTTAATCTTTTAATCCTTAGAGATGCTTTTTCAGATGAAAGTACTATCGGAGAGCTTTTCGTGAATGGAGAAAGATTTTGTGATACCTTAGAACTTCCTTACAGAGATAATCAAAGAAGTGTATCTTGCATACCTACTGGAGAGTACAAAGTAAGAATGAGATATCCTAGAGAAAGTGCAACTAGAGATTACTTGCACCTTTTAGTTAAAGACGTTAAAGACCGATCATTTATACTCGTACATCGGGGAAATAAATCATCACATAGCAAAGGTTGTATATTAGTTGGAATGACAAGTAAACAAAACTTTGTTGGTAACTCAACTTTAGCTATGGACTTATTAATGAAAGAAATAATACATTTGGGAGGAGAAAATATTAATTTAATAATCAAAAATAAATAACATGAAACAGTACATTGTAACACAACTACTTACATCAAAAAAAGTATGGCTAGGTATTAGTTCTATTTTAGTTCCTATGATTGCTTCAGCTTTAGGAGTTGGAGAAGATGCAGTATCTCAAATATGGTGGAGTTTAATCGCTATGCTTGGCGGACAATCATTAGCTGATTTTGGAAAGTCAAACAAATAGATTTAGATTAAAGTCGCATGAAATAGCGGCACTCAAAAAGATGCGAGAAGCTGACACTAGGAATATTCTAGTTGTCGGCGACTTGCACGAACCATTTTGTCTAGATGGTTACTTAGAATTTTGTCAAGAGCAATACGAAATTTACAACTGTAATCAGGTAATCTTCATAGGTGATATTTTGGATAATCACGCTTATTCTTATCATGAGCCAGATCCAAATGGTGACTCAGCAGGACTAGAGCTTGAAAAAACAATTGAAAAAGTTTCTCATTGGTACAAAGCCTTCCCTGATGCTGATGTTTGCATAGGAAACCATGACCGTATGGCTGCTCGTAAAAGTTTTTCAGGTGGAATACCTAAAGAATGGATAAGGTCTTACAATGAAGTCTTAGGAACTCCTAATTGGAACTGGGTAGAGTCAGTAGTATATGATGATGTACTTTACGAACATGGAGAGGGAGGGCAAGCACAAGCTAAGGCAAAGAATAATCTAATGTCTAGTGTTTGCGGTCATACCCATACAGAAGCTTATTGTAAATGGTTCGTTGGAAAGCGTTTTAGAGTTTTTGGAATGCAAGTTGGATGCGCAGTGGATAGTTCTACTTATGCAGCAGCTTACGCCAGAAACTTTAAAAGACAAGCAATCGGCTGCTCAGTAGTCTTAAATAATGGTACACTGCCAATTAATCTTTTAATGGATTTATAATGAAAAATTTATATAAATATGATTCTTTAAAGTTATTTGCTTTCTATTTATTAATCATTATAATAGTATTACTTTTCTCTATTATTTAACTCCTTTATCACTCTATTAACACTTAAATTGTTAATAACTTTGTAAATAAAGTTGTGAGTATCATTTTATTTTATTACTTTTGTATCATAATAACCATAACCAAGAGGGGTGGGCTAAATGCCAATGACTAAACACCCCTTTATAAAACAAAGAAAATGAGATTAACAAACAAAAACACAGGTAATAGCTTTAACCTTAGCACTAAAGAAACAAAAGACTTTCTAGAAACTAAAAATGCTTATGGCATTAAGATTAACAATTCTGAAGATTATATTATTAAAGATACTTGCAAGGACATTAGTTCTTTCAAATTCTTTTTAGTATGTTTTGCATTAGTTGCATTATGCTATTCTTCTTTCGTATTATTTTTACACTTAAATTATTAATATGAATACTTATATATCACAAGACAGCAACAATCCTATTAATTGGAATGGTACTAATCCAAAATGTAATTTTTGCGGACAAGATTTAGATAGTAATTTTGATTATGAAGAAATTTGTAATGACTGCTTTAATGCAGAGCAAGATGAAGATCACGAAGTAGCACCAATAATTAGAGCAATTTTTAATCTAGGTAAAAATAAAAACAATAAATAAAATGAATACAGAAAAGATCAAAGAAATTTACTTAAAGTATGAATTACAAAAAGATGATATATTTAAGCACCAGCATTATTGCATACTAAAATTAAGTGCAATAGAAAAAATTAGTGCTTACGAATCTATTAATGTAAAATATCAAGTAATTAAATGCGAATATAATTTTGCAGGAGTAAAAGCTATTGCAACTAAAGATGATAAAACTATTGAAACTTTTGGCTCAGCTTTGAAAGGAGAAACTTTTAAAGATGGTAATACTAATTCTCATTATTTATTAGAAATGGCTGAGAAAAGAAGTTTTGCTAGAGCAACGCTTAAAATTTTAAATTTGTATCAAATAGGATTTAAAGCTGAAGATGAGTCAGAAGATTTTAAAAAGAAATATTAATTAAATAAATAAATAGAATGGAACTAAAAGGAAAAATTGAAAAAATACTAGAAGTTGAAACTGGTATTAGTAAAGCAGGAAAAGAATGGAGTAAGCAAAGTCTAGTTATTAAAACTGAAGATGATTTTAATAATTTAGTTTGTGTAAGTGCTTTTGGAGATAAAGTTAAAAAGTTAAGAGATTTAAAAATTGGTATGGCTATGACTATTCTTTGTAATGTTTACTCTAGAGAATACAATGGAAAGTATTATCATAATATAGATGGTTATCATTTTACAATAAATAGTAATAATGAATTATCAGATAAAGATATGGTTACTTTTGATGATGATGAAAACCTACCATTTTAATATGAATGAAGAAACAAACTTTAAAGCTATTTGTGGTATTGCCACTACTGTATTAGGTATGCCGCTAGGTTCTTTATCATTAAAAACAAGAAAAAGACCAATACAAGTTGCAAGAGCAGCTTCAGCTTATATTGCTATGAGTGAAGATAACATACATAGAAACATAATTGCTAAGGTTTTAAATAGAGATAGAGCCGTTACTTATCACTATGAAACTATGCACAAAAAAATGTATGCAACTTGTTCAATTTATCGTAATACTTTTAATAAAATTTATTTAGCATATAAAAACATTGATAATGCAAAAGATATATTTATAGATAAAGATTTTATGAAAAAATATTTGCTTAAAAATGGTGTAAAAGAATCAAAAGATTCTGATGTTACAATAGAAGTTACTAGCGGATCAGTAACTTGTAAAATTAAAACATCTTACTTTGATTATACTAATCAATTAGAATTTATTAATATTGCATTAAAAGATTATCATTTTACTATTAAGATCATTTAATGGATAAGCCTAATTACTATGCAATTATTCCAGCTGACGTTAGATATTCTAATTTAAAACCTAATGCTAAACTCTTGTATGGAGAAATTACAGCTTTAAGTGGTAAATTAGGATATTGTTATGCAACTAATAATTATTTTGCTGAATTATATGGCGTAAGTAAAAACACTATTAGCGGATGGATAAGTGATTTAAAAAATTTAGAATTTATTACAGTAATTGTAGAAAGAAATGATAAAAAGCAGATAATAAAAAGATGTATAGGTATCACTAAAAAGATGGATAGCCCTATACTTAAAAAGATGAAAGGTAATAATACAAGTATTAATAATACAAGTAATATAAATATAACTAAAGAAAAATTTATTTTAGAAGTCATGACTTTTGATTATCCTAAAGACATGTTAGATGATTTTATAAACTATTGGACTGAGGGTAAAAAGAAAATGAGATACCAAAAGCAAAGCACTTTTGAAATAAAATTAAGATTATTACGATGGAATAAAAATCAAAAGACTTGGGAAAAACCTAAAACAATGAGCAAGATACATCAACACTTACAAAAAAATATAAACGTAAAAGAAAAACTAAAACAACAATTGAAAAATGAAATTAATTAAAACAATGTCTAAAGAAGATTTATTAATGTCTTCAGTAGATTTAGTAAGC